GGTGGCGACAGTGATTTTTAGTGGCATGGACGGATGGCTGCATGTCAAGGCTCCAAACAGCGCCGGGGTGGCGGGGATGGAGTTAATATCACATACGTGAATCACGACTGTCAACCCCGTTCGTGATTTTTTTTGCTATTTTTTTATCGCCCACAAAAAATGTCCTGGAGAGATTTTTGACGTTGCGCCGCAACGGCCCCAACGGGGTGGTCGCCAAGGACGGCAGGCCACAAAAAAGCCCGCGCGGAGCGGGCACCATCCCTTCTTGCGACTTCGCCGCGTGCGGACTACACTGCGCGCCTGCGCACAACAGAGCATAAGCATGGACAGACAGCTTGAACCACAACGTGTTGAAGGTGAAATCGGGCTGGTCATCGGCTATCAGGCAGGCGTTTCACGGGCGCGGGATGTGCTCGGCGCGGCAATGGAGATGGTCAGCGCGCTTGATACGCTGGATCACGTCTTGCTTTCAAGCATCGACACCTCGCTTGAGCCGGTCTCCATCCTCAATGACGTTGAACACTCCTCATTGAAGCTGCTGCTGGCGCGCGCGCTCAAGGCCACCCCGGATGGCGAAATATTCCGTCTGGAATGGAAAAAATGGATTGGTCGCCTGCCAAATACGTGCTGTTGCAGCATATCGATTCGGACACGCCTGAATTGGAACAGGCGGTGCGCTCACTGGATGGTGAATATGAACAGGCACCGGGAGACATGGCCGGATTCCGCCCGCCAGCGGTGCATGAGGTCAGGCGTGCGCTGGATGGAGTGGTGAAGGCACACGGGTTGTTGCCTGAGCAGACCATCTTGGTACAAACCGAGTTGGGGGATATTGAATTGCCAAGCCTGCCTGCTCCACAGAGAGATCAGACGGGGCCGAGCACGCAGACCATCACCAATAACGGGACAGAATTGTTCAAAATCCGCTCGCCGGACATGCTGGGCAGCGCGATGTGGCGCATTGTCCGCGATGGTCGCAACGTTCAGGTGCGGATGCTGCACAGGGGCTGGCTTGAGCGCTACCAGCGCCGCGAGATCAGCATTCTCCCCGGCGACACCCTGAAATGCCGATTCGAGGAAGCGGTCAGTTACGATGCCAGCGGCAACGAAACCGAACGCTCGATTGCCATCATTGAGGTGCTTGAGGTGATTTCGCCACCAAGACAGGATGGCTTGTTCTGACCGGGCTGCCGCTGGGGGATGGCGTTGCCCGCTGGCGCGGGTATCAAGCGCGCCGATGATGAGTAAACGCCCGCGCGGGGCGGGCTGGATGGATGAGGGAGAGATCAGAAACGGTGGGCGATTCCGGCCTGCTTCATGATGGCGTTGGCCATGTGACGGGCCGCAATGTTGCGCGACACGGTTTGGATGCGCGTTCCGTTCACGCCCCTGCTGCCATTGGCGCGTCCATGTCAAGACGCGGACGCATGCGCAATTTGGGCGACTGCCGGGCGGGCAGGCACTCTTCCAGCAGCATGTCCGCTGCAAGCAGGGCTTCCCGGCGGACTTCTTCCAGGTCGGCACCTTCGACGATCAGGCCGTCAAGATCGGGGCTTTCCGCCCAGAACACGCGGGCTTCACCATCAAAATGGACAATCAGGGTAAAGCGCAGGGGAACGCCCCAACGGGCGAACAGTTTCCACAAGGGCCAGCCAACGGGATACATGGGATTCTCTCTCTTGTGAGGTCAGGCAAAGGTGGTCTGGTTGTCCAGCAGGGCCGACAGGCGCGGAATGATCTCCGGGGCGCGCTCGGGGGTCTTGACCAGATGCGCCAGCAGGGGGGAGACCTGATCGCGGGCGAGATCGTCCGATTGGCGCAGGGCGGCGGCGATGACTTCCAGCGAGTGTGGTAGTGGGTTGGCAGGCGCGCCATTGAGGATAGCAGGAAGGGAATGTGATGTCTTGCCCGTTTCCAGCCAATGGGGGTCTACCCTCAAGGCGGCTGCAATGGCGAGCAAATCACGGGGACGCTTGCGCAGTCCTGTTTCAATGTTCCCGATGGTTCCTTGAGACACACCGATCTTTGCGGCCAATTGGGGCTGCGTGAGACCCGCTGCCTCGCGTGCGCGTTTCAGTCGTTCAGCGATACCTTCCATCATCAACACCTCTGTTCCGTTATTCACAGGTGTGATTGTCGCGCGCGCTTGACTTCCAATGGTGATAGGATAAAATCACGAAAGTGGATAAGACAAACACTCAAGTGAATACTGAAACACCCGCCAATCCCGTTGCGTTGGCAATCTGCCATGTCGGGAGCATATTAAAGCTCGCGGAGGTCGTCGGTTTGAGGCCCTCTGCCATCAGCAACTGGCTGGCACGGGGAACCACCCCGAATCCAACCTACTGCTCTGCCATCGAGCGCGCCACGAACGGCGCGGTGACGCGCCAGGACTTGCGTCCGCATGATTGGTGGCTGATTTGGCCTGAACTGGATGATGGGCAGAGAACATCAGTGACGCAGGAGGCCGCCTGAGATGAGCGCCCTGCGAATCCGTTCCACCCCGTCTACGGCCTCCCTGTTTCAGCAGGGAGTCGGAGAGTTCGCCCAATACATGCGCCAAGTCGGCAGCGATGGCGCTCTCTGCCGGGTTGTGCTTGATGCACACGTTTACGGCATAGGTCAACGCGATGATTTGTCCTTGGAGAAACCCAGATGATGTGGTCATGGTTTAAAGCCTTGTTGGGTCGAAAAACATCACCAGTGTATGCGCGCCGGGACTTGAAGCCGCACGATTGGGAAAAAATATGGCCGGAGTTGGCCGAGCAACAACAGGAGGCGGCGTGATGAACGCTCGCCCTTCATCCCGTGATGAATCCCAAGCGGCTGAATTTTCTGCACAGGAATGTTTCAGGCAGTCTGCGCGGAAAACGCCCACCCGGCAGGAAGTAACGTAATGGAACGTTGTGTGTTTCTGGAAGGTTTTTTTGTCGGCGCAATTGTTATTGTGGCGCTGGTCGCTCTTTGGGTGATGTGCCTGCCAAAAATCCAGCGCGACGCTCTGTTTCGTTGGCGTAAGCAAGGCCGACAACCACCGCCTGCATGGGCACCAGAAGTGATTGACATATCCCTTTGGGATGGCGAGGATTACGCTCGCAGAAAAAGAATGCGCCCGCTATTTCCAGATGGGTGCAATCAATGACCGGGCATTCCTGTGGCGTTACGCCGTCATTATGGCCGTTCAGATATGCCTGTCCGATGTCGGTATCGGGCGAGAGGACAAGAAGCCATTTTTTTGTGTTCACGATGCCCTCCGTGCGGGCCGTGTTGTGTGGAAACTCCATCGTACCGCACGGGGGGCGCTTTTTTGTCATGACAGGAGCCTGCTCATGAGGACTGCCGCGCTGCACGCTGTTCCGGCACGCCCGCGCGTGTCGGGGGATGAAAGCGGAAAAAACGTCTTCTCCCTGTATGACGGTCTTCGCGAGAATCGAATCAATGCACTGGCCCGGTTGCTCAATCAGGCCACGCAAGCCGGAGACCAATGGGAAGCCCGCCGCATTCAAAAGGAATGGAAAGCGGCGATTGACGCGCGTTCGCCCATGCAAACATGGTTGATCGATGAGGAAGACAAGGCGCGTTTACGGGCGCTGAAAAAGGCGCGCCGTCAAGATTCGAGGAAAGGGAGCATGTCGAAAACTGCCAAAAAGGCGTTTGCGAATATCAAGCGGAAACTGGAAGACATTGACCCAGAAGACCAAACACCATTTTGACGATACAACATCGGGACAACAGCATGAGTGAAGATTTTTTTTGGGTGCGGTGTGACGCTTGGAATGACCCTAGGCTTGGTGAGCTAAAGCCTGCCGATGCCCTTTATTTTTTCCGTTTACTTGACATAAAAAACAAAGGGCTGACTGACTTGGACAACAGACTGGTCGCTGATGAATGGCAAGTATCGTCCCGCAAGGTCACGGGAATCAAACAACGATTATTGAAAGCTGGACTGGTTGATGAGCACTGGCAACTGGTTGATGTGAATTGGTTCCGAACAAAAGAACAAGGGGGGTGAAAAAAGAACATGAACTATTACCGGCACCACATTGGAGACTATTTGGTGGAAACGTCCCATTTGACGTTTATGGAAGATGCAGCCTATTCGCGCTTGCTGCGCCTGTATTACCACCGTGAAACGCCGTTCCCGGCAGATGTTGCAGCCATTCAGCGGTTGAGCGGCGCGCGTGGCAAAACGGAAAAGGCCGCAGTTGAAATTGTGCTGAACGAATTTTTCGAGATGCAGGAAGATGGCTGGCATCACGTACAGGCCGATGCCGCCATCGCCATGTATCACGACAATGCAGAGACATCACGGGAAAATGGCAAGAAAGGGGGGAGACCCAAAAAGCCAGAAGAACCAGTCACCAACCCGCCCGGCAACCCAGAACGAACCCAACAAAAACCCAGCAATAACCCAGAGAAAACCCAGACAAAAGCCAACCAAGAACCAATAACCAGTAACCAAGAACCAACAAGAAAGCAAAAGCAACAACAAAATCAAAAGCAACCCCCCTATACCCCCCAAGCCAAAAACGTGACCGGCAGCACAGATGACGACCATTCGCCGTCATCGGCTGACGCCGCTGAACGGCACGCGGCCCTGCTGGATGAATCGTTTGAACTTCCAGAATCACATCCGCCTGACGGTGAGCCTCCACCAGACCCGCAGACGCCCCTGTTGCCGGTTCCACCTGTACCCAAAACGGTGCGCGATCAACGTATCGTGGACATCCTCGTGGATGCCTATCACTATCACCTGCCGTACTGCCAGCATGTCTCCGCGCTCCCCCCGAAACGACGACGGCGAATCCTCCACGCGGACAAGATGGCGCGCACGCTGTGCAAACAGCAGGGCTTGAGCTACCACCCGGAGGATTACTGGGATGATTATTTCGCGTGCTGCGCGCGTGATCGATGGTTGAACGGCACCGAGTCCAATCCAAACAATCCGCGCTGGAAACAGAATATCGAGGTGTTGCTCGATGAAAAACGCTTCGCTCAAATCATGGACGACGCACTTTGGCAGATGAAGAAAGCCGCATGAAAACATCGAAACAACCCCCATTGCAACTCCCGCAAAGCATCGAGTCCGAGCAGTCTGTTCTTGGCGGGCTGATGACCGGCTTCGACGTGCTGCATGAGGTGATCGACCACATCAGCGAGCAGGATTTTTTCCGCAAAGACCATCAGATGATCTACCGCTCCATCTGTGAATTGGCGGCCAAAGGAACCCCATACGATGCTGTCACGATGGGAGACTGGTTCATGTCCCAAGGGTTGGGCGAGATGGTCGAAGGGGGAGCGTACCTGAGCATGCTCGCCGCAACGACACCATCGACGGCCAATCTCCGCGCCTATGCCGAGATTGTGCGCGAAAAAGCGATGTTGCGAAAGTTGATCGACATCGGGCAGAGGTTGACGCAGGATGCCAGGAACCACGGCGAACCGCTTGATGTGATCGGGAATGCGCAATCGGCGATGGGTACGTTGCTGGATCATCTGCCGTGTGAGCTTGAACCCATCCACCCCGTGTTGACACGGGTGTTCCATACGCTGATGGCGCGTGCGCAAGCCACACAGGACGGCACGAGCATCCACGGGTTGACCACGGGTATTGAGGAACTCGACAACCTGCTGGGTGGGATGGTGCCGGGTGGTCTGTACGTGCTGGCGGCGCGTCCCAAAATGGGCAAGACCACGCTGGCGCAGAACATTGCCGCGCACTGTGTACTGGAACGCGAGCTTCCAGTGGCGTTTTTCAGTTTTGAAATGCAGCCCGAAGAGTTGGGACAACGGCTCTTGTCCAGTGTTGGCGAGATCGACAGCCAACGCTTGCGCGGTGGTGATTTTGACGATGAACATTGGCCCAGGCTGAATGAAGCCGTGCGCCGCATCAAACGCGCGCCGCTGTTCATCAGCCGCCCGCGGCAGGCACGGGTTGAGCACGTCATCGCCCAAGTGCGTCGCCAGCATGCGCGGCAGAAATTGGGGCTGGTGGTCATCGATTATCTGCAACTCATGCACACTCAAGGCGACAACCGGGCGCAGGCCATCGGTGACATCACCCGCGCGCTGAAACTCATGGCCGGGGAATTGAAACTCCCGGTATTGCTGCTTTCACAGTTGAACCGTGAGGTGGAAAAACGCCCGGACAAACATCCGCACGTCGCTGACCTGCGTGATTCGGGCAGCATCGAACAGGATGCCGATGCGGTGATCTTCATCTACCGCGATGAGGTCTACAACACAGACAGTCGCTGGCGCGGCAGTGCGGAACTGATCGTGGCCATCTCTCGCAATGGCCCTACGGGCGATGTGCGGGTGCAATATCAGCCGCACCTGTTCCGCTTCCAGTCCCTGCCTGAAGGATGGGCACCTGCACCGCTTCCAGAATCCGAAAGCCCGTCGCATCAGCGTCAATTCGGCCAGAAACGAGCGTTCACGACGTCCATTGAGGTGAGGCAGGCCGCATGACCCTCCAAGACCTCATCCTCCCCTGGCCTTCGCCCGATCTCTCGCCCAACGCACGCAGCCATTGGGGCAAGCGCATGCGTGCCACCAGGGAAGCACGCGGGCTGGCCTTCGTCATGGCACGCAACATCGGCTGGAATGTCTCCATCACAACGCCGTGGCAACAGGACGATGCGCCGATCACCCTGCATATCGACGTGTTCCCGCCCGACCGCAGGCGGCGCGATGATGACAACATGTCGGCGCGGTTCAAAGCCTACCGGGACGGGATTGCTGATGCGCTCGGCATCAACGACAACCGCTTCCGCGAAGCGCTGTTCCTCCACGATCACCCCAAGCCCGGCGGGCAACTCCGGGTGCGCCTGTGCGCCGCAGGCAACCCGCCATGAACCTTGTAGAAAATCCGACAACCACATCAAACATACCGCGATAATTCACGTATCTGTCGCCAAAACACCTGCATCTTGACTCGCCAGACCGCCACCCGCCCCAAGCACCAACAGGCCGAACTCATCCGCACCATCGGCGGACAGATGCGCGCCGCCCGCAACTTGTGCAACCTCTCCCTCACCCAGGCCGCCAAACGGCTCGGCTACGCCAACCCCTCCAAACTCTCCAAGGTCGAACGCGCCAGCGACACCAACTCCGTCCCGCTCCTGCTCATCCTCAAAGCCTCCAAATGTTACGAAGTCTCCATCGACTTCCTGTTCGGCATCACCGACGATTGGGAAACCGGCGCGCGCATGACGCAAGAGCGCGAAGTCTCGCCATGGCTGCTGGATGCGTTTGAACAGTCCCGGCGAAAAGACATCGAAGCCCTCCGCCACATCAATGACCGTATCGAAGTCATGCGTATCGCCACCTGCACCATGTCCACCGCCGCCGACGATGTATATGCTGCCATGCACCGCTTCAGCGAACTCAATCCACAATTCGAGGACATGCCGGGCAGCAACCGAATGTACACCGCATGCGTGCGCATGCAAGCGGTCGGCGGACACGCCAAAGCCCGCATGAGACGCTTTGGCATGGAATGCAAGCTCGCCGCCATCGGCAATGACAGACAGCCCAGCCTGTTTCAGTGAGACGCGCCATGCCCGCCGCAAAACCGCCCAAAGCGCTGTCCGCAAAACGCCGCCCCCGCGTCCCGCCATTACTCAAAAAGCCCAAAATCGGACGACCGACGGCTTACAGGAAAGAATACGCCGAACAGGCCCAGAAACTCGCCATGCTCGGCCTCAATGATACCGAAATGGCCGAGTTTTTCTGTGTCGGCAAATCCACTTTCTGCCAATGGAAACAAAAACATGCAGAATTTACGAACGCTTTGACGCAGGGCCGGACATGGGCCGATGCGCAAGTCACGCACAGCCTCTACCAGCGCGCCATCGGCTGCGCCACTCCTGAAACCCACATCAGCAACTACCAGGGCGAGATCACCCTCACCAAAATCCAGCGCCACTACCCGCCTGAAGTGCAGGCCATCAAATACTGGCTCAACAACCGCCAGGGCAAGCGCTGGCGTGATCGCGTGGAAGTGAAGGAAGACATTGACCTGCACATTTTCCCGGAACGTGAGACGCTGGAAGGCGTGTACACAAAAATAATCGACGAGCGCCAGCGGCAAGAGGCTCGATTGGCCGGGCGCTTGAACCAACTTGAACAGATGGACGAATACAACAGCGATGACGATTAAGAAACTGCTGCTGCCGCAAGACCCGCGCTGGATGCCGTTCGTCGAGCGCTACGCGGGCGATGCCGGGCGCTTTGCCATCGAAGTGCAGGAACTGGTGCCATCATCGCAACAGATGGAACTGTTCAAGGAGGTCTCCTGGTCACGCTCGCGGGTCTCCGTGGCATCCGGCCACGGCACCGGCAAAACCACGGCGCTTGCCAGCATCGTGTTGTGGCATCTGCTGTGCTATCCGCAATCGGTCACGTTATTGACCGCTAACGACATGGACCAGTTGAAATCCACGATGTGGAAGGAGATCGGCATCGCCCTGGAACGCATCCGGCGCGGGCTGCACGGCTGGATTGCGCCGTATGTGGAGATTCTGGCGAATGCAACCTGCCGGATTGCCGGATTTGAACAGACTTGGTTTGTCGAAAGCAAAACCGCCAATGACAAGACGGCCAACAAGATGGCCGGACGGCATGGCGAGTGGTTCATGGTCATCGCCGATGAAGCCTCCACGCTGTCGGACAACGTGATGACCACGCTCACCGGCGCGCTGACCGAGCGCCACAACCGCATGCTCTTGACCAGCCAGCCCACACGCAACGCCGGGTTTTTCTACCGCACCCATCACGACCTGGCCGAACACAACGGCGGCGAGTGGGTGCCGCTGGTGTTTGAATCCATCAAATCCCCGTTTGTCAGCGATGACGCGCTCAAGGCGTTATGGAATGCCTATGACGATGACGAACGCCGGGTACGCCTTCAAGGCCGCTTCCCGCAGGATTCCTCCGCGCACATGATGCCCCTGCGTGTCGCCGAATCCCTGTACGCGCGCGGGCGCATCATCCATGAGGATGAACATTACGGCTGGTTTGTCCTGGCCGACATCGCATCGGGCGAAGGACTGCGCGACAAGTCTGCCTGTGTCATTGCCCGCGTGATCGGGTATGGGGATTTGGGTGAGGATGCCCGGCGTGTGGAGGTGGTTGAAATCCCGCTGCTGACCAACCGCATCCGCGCCAACCAGTTTGCACACCACCTGATGGAGACCGGCTCACCGCTTCCCGGCGTGACGTATGTCGTCGATGCGGGCGGGCTGGGCATTAACGTCTGCCAGGATATGGAAGATGCGGGCAAGGTGGTTCACAGGGTGAATTGGGGCAATCCCTGCTTCCGCAAGATCAACCGCGAACGCTACCTCAACCTGCGCGCACAGGCCATGCACCAGGCCGCCCGTGCCGCCAAGGAAGGCCGTCTGTCCGTCCTGACCGGCGCGTATCGCAGTGCCCTGTTGGGGCAATCTGCCCGCATTCCCAAAACCTTCACCGACAAGGGCCGCATCCGCGTCCCGCCCAAAGGCTCTACCGAATGGGACGGCCTGTCCAGCCCGGACTTGTGGGATGCCATTTGTTTTGCCTTCCTTGAAAACGCCAGCTACATCGTCAGCGAGCCGGGGCACCGGGATGATGCCAGCGGCACCGATGACCTGCTCGCACAGGCCGATGCGCTGTTTGCCGATGTGTGAACGGATACGCTGCCGCCAGCCCGGAAAAGTATCCACATCCAGGTCAATGCGCCAGCACATCCATTCCATGCCGGGAGACCACATCCAGCAGTTTCAACGCCATCCCGCCCGGACGTTTGGCCCCACTTTCCCATTTTTGTACCGTCGATGTGCTGGTATTGAGCATCCGTGCAAACACGCCTTGGCTGGTCTGGCACTGCTCACGCAAGGCGCGGATTTGCGCTGGCTCAAGTGGCGGCGGCGCGGCAAAGCAGGCTGAATCGAACTCACGCATTGTCACTTTGTCAATCGCGCCGATCCTGTACAAGGCTTGTGCCGATGTGTGGATGGATTCAAAGGCATCGCTTTTGTATTTCAGGTGTTCTGTTTTCATGAGAGTTCTACCCAATCGCCATCGTTAATCAGTTGTTCAATCCGTTCAGTTGGCATGTTTGAATACATCGTCGCAAGTTCACGAAATCCAAGCAGTTCGGCTTTGCTGATATTGGCCCGGTCTTTCTTGGCAAACATGTACTGAAACACCCAACAATCGCCACGCCGGGCAAGAATGATGGCGCGGTGCTCGTTGCGGTTCAGGCGTTTTTTGAACACCCCGCCGCCCAGATCAACCGCTTGCCCGCGCATGGCTTGCTGGACAGCTTCACGCAAGACCGCATCCTCGATTCCCGCCTTGCGCGCGGCCTTGGCAAACCAAGCCGTTTTGAAGATGCGGGAGAGTGTGCTCATGAACAAAATTATAGCACTTGGTGACATGGTTCGCGACGTTCCATGTCTGCCGCCATGTCATTCGCATCGACGACCCGGAAAATCCACTCGCTGGTCTCATCCCGGAAAAATCCCCGTTCCGCCCGTTTGCGCGTGCGCCACACTGCCCGGCATGGCAGCAACGATCACCGGCGCAAGCATCCAAAACATGGTCAGGCACTGGCTCAATACGCCGGTGTGTGGCTATTTGGGGTCTGACTACGGGCAAGACCTGAAGGCCACCCTGCAATTGCCGCAAGCAGACGGCACCGCCGATGCCTTCCTTGCCAAGCTGCGCCGCGATGTGCCGGTCTTGCAGGCCATGCCGCCGGGCGAGGTCAACCTGTACAGCCTCACCACGCCACCTGACCGGCTGCAACTCATGATTGAGGTCGCAGGTCAGGGCATCGAGGTTTCGGGGCCGTAACATGCTGACCAAAGCCGATTTCCAGCGCGCCATCGCCGATACCATCGATCAATACCCGACCATCGCCCCGCTCTATCAGGCGGGCGACCCGCGCATCGTGCAGCATCTGGATGCGATGGCCACCATGCTGGCCATGCTGTCCGGCTAGATTGACGTCGTCGCCTGGCCAGTGGTGGGGAAATGTACTGTTTGCGATTTTGATGTAAGATGGCACTAATCAATCGCGCCCGCCCGGCAAGGGCGCGTATCCAGATCGCCAATTCCGGGCAGACAGACCGCAACATCGAGATCGGACGCACCCTGCTGGATACCTCCGGCCTGCCGTGGCGCGTGGACACCCCGGCCACCATTCCCGCCAACGGACAGGCGACGCTGGAAGCCACCCAGCAGCGCAGTGTGACCATTTCACACACCGTCGCCACCTCCACGCCGTTCTACGCAATTGAAATCCCGCAAACCGATGATGACGGCGCATCCCTGTGCGCGATTGCCGTCAATGACAGCGCGGGCGAATACGTGCACCGCGAACGCTACATCAATACCGCGCCAGGTGAGCGCGTATTCCACGTCGAAGCCGATGACCGCCAGCGCCTGTATGCCCGTTTCGGCATGGAGGGCATTGTCGGTGTGCAGCCCAAGAGCGGGCAGGCCATCACCATCACTGCCGCTTACACCCACGGCGATGCCGCCGCCCCGGAATATGGCAGCCCCTTCGCCCTGGATTATCTCGCCCATCCCGATGAATCCCGGCTCGAATTGAGCATGTCCAGGATGCTCGCCAAAGGTCAGCCGGTCATGCCGATGGCGGTCCTGCGCGATCTCGCCCGCTATCCGTCCGTGTATAACGTGGATGCCGTGTTTCTGGGCGAGTTCGATTTCCTCATCCGGCGCAATTACCCGGATTTGCAATTTCTCTCGGTGTGGAACGAATCCACCGAAGAACGGGTACGCGGGGCGAGCGTGGACAACATCAATGCCCTGTTTGTCGCCTGCCTGTCCGCCACCGGCGATGAAACCGTGATCGATGAGCCAGACCCGGAAGCCCCGGTCGTTGCGCAGGAAATCTCCCTGGCCAGCCTCACCGCCACACAGCAGGCCATCCGCGCCACCATCGCCCACGCCGATGACAGCTATCGCGTGCGCTTTTTCAGCCCGGTGCGCTCACGCATCCCGATGACCATCCACGCGCGTATTTCAACCTCGTATATCGCCAGTGATGTGCAGGCGCACATCGTGCAAACCGTACTGGATGAATACGGACAGGCTGCCGCCAGCGCCCGGCGCGGACGAAACCGCCCACTATACCAGCGCGTCTATGCCTTGTTGAAAGCCACCATCCCCGCCCTGTCCATTCCCGGCGCAGACCTGACCGTCAGCATCCACGATACCGATGATGCCCTCAAACGCCCCGAATTGTGGCGCTTTGTGGACGCATCCAGCCTAACGGTCACTGTGGAAACTGCCGACATCGTATTGCCCGGATGGGGGGGATAAATGCCATTTGATTTCGCCAACGCACAGCCCCCGGCGCTCGCACCGCTTGCGGCCAGTTTTACCGAAAACCCGGTTGAGGATGATCTCAAGTGGTTGTTCATCGACCTGTTCATCGAACATCTGGCCGATGATACGTTTGATGCCAACGTGCTGGGCGCGGCGCATCTGGGATCGTTTGAACTGGTACGAAGAGCCATCAACAGTGATGGCCTTGTCCTGATTCAGGGCGACCGCGAAGCGCCCGCCACCCGCTACCTGTACCGCGCCTGGAATGCCAGAAACAACGAGGGGCGCGGCCTGCACTTCCTGCGCACCTACCTGCAAATGCTCTATCCGGGGCAATGGGATGTCGAGCAACTGGTTCAGGAAAAAAACACACCATACCCGACGGCACTGTCTCCCGCAACGGGAAGCAAGACCGATTGGGAGCACGTGTACCTCACCAGCAGAATCCGGATTTATCTCGATTACGGGGCCAGGGCGCATGCCATTTCCAGACTTGCCAACATCATCCAGAAAACCATCCCGGCACGCCTGGTACCCGAGTTCAAATATCTCATCAAGGCCAAGCCAACAAACGCCTATATCGGTGCCTGCACCGCCGCAGCCGACACCATTGACCTGTATCCCTGGCAGCCCGGCGCGCTGGAGTTTTCCATCGGCGTGCACGCCGCCGTTGCCCACGCCAGTTACGAGACCATCACCCTCAGCCCATTGGAGACCCCATGAACTACGGCTCCGTACTCACCGTCAGCGGCCAGGCCAAGGTCGCCGCCGCACTGCAACCGGGCGGCACGCCGCTCACCATCACCCACATTGCCCTAGGCGATGGCGGCGGCGCGGCGGTGGTGCCGTCCGAAAACCGCGCCGAACTCATGAACGAGGTCCACCGCCAGCCGATTGAATCGGCCCAACCCCACCCGACCGATGCCACCGTGGTGGTGATCGAGGCGATCATCCCGCAGACCGTGGGCGGGTTCTGGGTGCGCGAAATCGGCCTGTACGACATCGACGGCGATCTGGTCGCCTACGGCAGCTTTGCCGCCACCGAAAAACCCGTGCTCTCGGCGGGCATCGGGCGCGAACTCATCATCCGCACGTATCTGGCCGTGGCCGCGACCGCAGCGGTGACGGTGCAGGTGGACCCCAGCATCGTCCACGCCACCCGCGCCTGGGTCAGCCAGCAACTGGACAGCCACGATGCCGACCTCACGGCAACCCTCACTGCCAGCTTCGCCGCCGACCTGGCAGCCCTCGGCAGCACCCTCAACGCC